GCGCCAGGCCGATACGCCGATGGGAAGGGCGCTGACGAAGGCCAGGATTGACCTGGTTGCGCGGCACTATCGCGGACCGGTGCTGGACGTTGGCATCGGCGCGGGTCAATTCGTGGTCGAGCGCGACGAACCTACCTATGGCTACGACGTAAACCCGGTTGCCGTCGAATGGCTGCAAGAGAGTGGACTGTACCAAGACATGTACACCGAGTCGTTCCGGGCGCTGACGTTCTGGGATTCGCTCGAACACATTCCCGATGCCGCTGCCGCTGTTGCGCGTGCCGGTGAGTGGGTTTTCACAAGCCTGCCAATCTACGAAGGGCCGGAGCATGTCCTACGCAGCAAGCATTTTCGCCGCACAGAGCACATTTGGTACCACACTGATGGTGGTTTGCGCTGGTGGTTCGAGCAACAGGGGTTCGAGTGTGTCGAGGCCAACGACATGGAAACACAGATTGGCCGTGAGGGCATCGGGTCCTATGCGTTCAGGCGGGTAATCTGATGGCTGTCGAAGGTCTGGACAAGGTACTGGCGAATCTCAAGGCCCTGCCGATTAAGGTGCGTCGATCCGCAGCGAGGAAAGCGACCGGCAAAGGAGCAGCAATCATTAAAAAGAAAGCAAAGCAGAATGCGCTCCGTGTGGATGACCCCGAAACAGGTCGCCGCATTGCGGACAACATCGGTCAGCGATTCCGCAGCAAGTACTTCCGCATGACAGGCGACACGATGATTAGTGTCGGCGTCCTCACCAATCGCGGTCGGATTCCGAAGGGGAACCCGGATGAGGGGCGCGGGGGGAATACGCCGCATTGGCATCTGGTTGAAGAGGGGACGGAGCATGCGCGGGCGCAGCCTTTCCTGCGCCCCGCCGCCTCCGAAAGCGCATCCCAGGTCTTCGATGCTGTGGCAAACGAGTTGGAGAGACAGGTTGGCATCGAGGTCGACAAATTGAGGTCTGGATGATCTACCCGCCGATATTCAAGATCGTGGCTGCGGACGCCCAGGTCAGGGCGCTGCTGGGCGACAACCCGGTTCGCGTCTACATGTTTGGGCGGGCTCCCCAGGGCGTGACGTATCCGTATGCAGTGTGGCAGGTCGCATCCGGTTCCCCCGAGAACTACATCACCAATACGCCCGACATCGACATGTTCGGCATTCAGATCGACGTGTACGCAAAGGACGTTGACGAAGCCCGTAACTGCGCGGTCGCGCTGCGAGATGCCATCGAGCCATATGCGCATGTCGTGTCCTGGCGTGGAGAGACACGCGACGCAGAAACACAATCCTACCGATCCTCATTTGACGTGGATTGGTGGACGGACCGATAGCAAGTACTGAATTGCCCGCTTCGGCGGGCTTTCTTTTGCCCGCAATGCGGGCTTTTTTTATTGCCCCAAGGCAAAAGGGAGAAAATCATGGCCGTTCGCACACAAGGTTCGGTGTTTTACGCAATGGACCCCGATACCGGAGAGCTTTTGGATATTGGCTGCGTAACATCCATTGATGGGATCGACACAACTCTGGAAAGCATTGAGACGACGTGTCTCAATGCCCTCGCCAGGACGTATGAGGCAGGTTTGGCAACGCCCGGCACCGCCACTTTTACGATCTACACGGACCCGCAGGACCCCAACCATGTCCGTCTGCACCAGATCAAGGTTTCTGGAAAGACGCTGCATTGGGCGGTCGGGTTCCGGCAGACCGTCAATGGTGAGCCGGTCGTTCCTGGTGATGCCCCGACCGTCGAACAGGACAGTTCTGGCGACTACGTTTTCGTCCTGCCTGACACCCGTGCCTGGATTGTGTTCGAGGGCTATATGTCCGCATTCCCCTTCAGCTTCGCGCAGAACAGCGTAGTGCAGTCGAACATCAGCGTACAGGTGTCCGGCGAGCCGCAACTGATTCCAGCCGAAGAGCAGTCGTAACCGACACACCGCCCGAGAGGCGGTTTTTTACGCCTGCTGCAAGTCGTGACGGCACGATGGGACAAGTTTTGCGTTGGCTAGATCAACGGATCGAACGCGGGCATGCATGTCGGCGCTGTCGTCCGTTCTTAAATGTGATCCTGGGTCACTTTTGGCGACGCAGCACAACATCCACTAACCCGGCCAAGCGCCGGGTTTTTCAATTCTGCCGCCGATCTTAAGCGGCATTTATCATTGAGGATACTGAATGTCCAAAGCACTGCAAATCGCCGCCCTGGAATCGACGGGCGGCCTGGTATCCGAGACTCCCGTCGAGAAAGAGATTGACTGGTACGAGGTGGTTGATGGTGAGCGAGTGCCTGCCAAATACACCATCCACGTTCTTCGGTTGCCTTTCAAGAAGATCGAGGATGTCACGCGCTCGTCCCGCTCGGTCACCGTGGGCCTTATCGCCGAGGGTATTCTGTTCGATGGTGGCGAGACGAAGCTCACCCAGGCGCAGGCTGACCGACTGGCACCGGAGCTGATCACGCAACTGATCAATGCATTCAACGAAGTCAACGGCACCGCGCCGGGTGAAGTGGGAAAGTCGAACTCGGGCCAGAAGACGAGTTCTGGCACGAAGTAGCTCTGGCGTTGGGGATGACGGTCAGCGAGGCCAAGTCTCGCATGACCTACTCGGAAGCCCTACGCTGGGCGGCTTATTTCAGGAGGCACGGATACGCCAGCCAGACGAGCGGCACAATCCCGGAGATTCAGCGCGGCTTTGCTTTGCTGGCCTCGATCCTGATCAACGTGAATGGCGGGTATCAGGGCGGGAAGAAGGCAAAGATCGAGGACTTCCTTCCCGGCGGCGGCGGAGACTCCGATGGAAGCCCGGAAGATGTTGCGGCTCTGCTGTCATCGCTATGGAGCGGCAAGGGTAAAGAAGGGCAGAAGCGGAGGATTTGGAAGCGGGCAAAATCGACGAGGCCGTAATTGGGTGGTTTGGGCTATAGTCTCCGCATCTTTTTGTTATGGAGGCGTCATGAATAGGCTTGTTGTGGTGGCTATGTGCTGCTTGTTTTCTCTGGCGGGCAGGGCATACGCCCAATTGGCCGATCAGGTTTTCGAGCCTGACGAGAGAAAGATGGTAGCGGCAACAGTGGATCACTTGAGGGACCCGGATAGCGTTTTATTCCGAGGCGTTGTTTCTGGATTTTTTTTTAATGGGTCAGAGAATCGGCCTTTTGTGTGCGGAAAACTCAATGCGAAGAACGCTCACGGAGGGTATTCTGGGTATGAGCCGTTTATGATTGTTCTTGACTCAGAAGATGTTCGAACGGCTTCATATCGACTTATAGATATAGGGGGGCTGGCTTCTGATCTTTGCGAGAAAGCAAGAAAAAGCCCGCCTCGATAGCTCAAGAAATTACCAATCAACCCGCTTCGGCGGGTTTTTTATGGGCGAAAGAAATGGCGTCAAGATCGCTGGGTCAATTAACTATCGACATCCTCACTCGCACGGGGGCGTTCGAGCAGGGGATGGACCGCGCCGCCCGCACTGCTGATCGAAAGTCCAGAGAGATCGAGCAGGGCGCGCGCCAAGCGGCGCAGCAGGTGCAGCAGGTGTGGGGCATTGCTGCATCCGCCATTGGCGGAGCGCTATCCGGAATTTCCGTCGGGCTTGTCTTCTCAAAATTCATCACTGAGACCGTTAACGCTCAAAACGAGCAGGCCCAACTGGCGGCGGTGGTTAAGTCAACGGGCCAGGCTGCCGGTTATAGCGTTAAGCAGTTGAATGACATGGCCGATGCCATGGAGAAGGCTACGGCATTCTCAGCCGGAGACATCAACCAGGCGCAGACGACCTTGTTGGCGTTTACCGGTATCGCTGGGGAGCAGTTCCCCAAAGCGCTGCAGGCTGCTGCCGATATGGCTTCTCGGACCGGTATGACGGTCAAGTCGGCCGCGGAAACCATCGGCAGAGCGCTCGACATACCATCCGAGGGACTGAGCTCTCTGTCCAGACAGGGTTTTCGATTCACGGACGACCAGAAGAGGCTGGCTGAGCAGTTAGAGGCGACTGGGCGGACCGCTGAGGCTCAGGCAATCATCCTGAAGGCCCTGGAAGAGAGCTACGGTGGCGCCGCCGTAGCTGCGCGCGACACTCTGGGTGGGTCATTTCAGGCGCTTCAGAACACGATTTCGTCGCTGCTAACAGGATCAGATGATGGCGTACAGGGCCTGCGCAATGCCGTGGAGGGCTTGAACGAGGCGCTGCGCTCAGATGCTGCGGAAAAAACCCTCAATGCCATTGCTGTGACCGCCGAAATTGTCGCGGGCGTGCTCGCCACTCGCCTTGTCGCTGGCATTGCAGCATCTGGCGTGGCTTTTGCCGCATCCACTATTCAAGCCGCTCGGTATCAGGCGACGCTTGCAGGCATGGCGGGTGTGAGCGCGACGGCGGCGGCGGGGATAGGTGCTGTCAGTGTGGCGGCGCGCGTAGCATCTGCTGCGATGTCGCTCATTGGCGGGCCGATTGGAGCCGTAGTGCTAGCCGTTGGCGGCGCGGCCTATGCATGGCGTGAATACAGTTCCAGTGCTCGCGACGCCGCGTCGAAGTCCGTGAAAGACGTTGCCGATATCAAGGGCAGCGTGGATGGGCTGGTCGAATCGTACCAGAGGTTGAACACCTTACAGCGCGAACAGGTCATCAATATCAAGACTGAGGATTTGTCCGCGGCCCTCAAGGAAACGCGGGCCGCCGTAGAGGACCTCGGAAACGCATTCTCGCCGGCCCTAACCAAAGGCACGCGCTCGGCTGCCCAGTTTCGGTCCGATTTCACCGCCGAGATTGCCGCCGTGGCCACCGACTCTAACCAGTCGTCCGAGCAGATGGCGGCTGCATTGTCGAAGGTCATCGACTCGTACATTCAATCTGGCCGGGCGACGGAGGACAACCGTGCGAAGCTGACCGAATTGGCGCAGAAAGTTGTTGAGGCATCCGGGAACGTAAGCAGGCTCACTGCCGAGTTGAACGCTCTGAAGAATGCGCAGGATGAAGTGTCAGGAGGCGTGCCGGCTGTCGCCGACAGCCTAGAAAGGCACCGCAAGAACTATGAAAAGTTCATGCAGGACTATGCGACGCCGCAGGAACGTCTCAAGTCTGCAATTGCCGAGCAGAAGACTTTGCTCGGGGAGCTGTATAGCCCGGAGGTTGAAAAGCGCCTGCGAGATCGCATCCTGCCTAAGTCAACTAGAACCGAATCCCAAACTACCGAACTGCAGAATCTCATCAAGCAGTTGGATCTGCAGCGGGCGACGCTAGGAATGACAGAGGCAGCGGCTGGCCGTTACCGCATTGAGATAGCCAAAGGAACAGAGGCCGACCGCACCAGGGCGCTTACGCTTTACGACCAGGTTCAGGCGTGGAAAGAGGCTGACCGCGCGATCAAGCAGGCAGCCGAGTCTGCACGCTATATCGAGGCCATTAATCGCGAGCTGGAGATTTTCCAGCAGCAGCAGAACGTAGAGATTGCCGGCATCGGTATGGGCGACCGGCAGCGCGAGCAGATGGAGCGCGAGCTTGCCGTTCGTCAGGAGTACGCGGAGCGCCGCCGCCAGTTGGAGGAGGCCCAGCAGGTCGAATCGACGAAGCTCACCGAGGAGCAGTACCAGCGCCGCCTGGCTGCCCTGGATGACGCTGAGAAACGGCAGATCGAGATACTGCTCGATGCAGCCCGGCGCAAAAGAGCGGCTGAGTCGAGCTGGTTGAGCGGGGCCACCAGAGGGCTTCAGAACTACGCCGACGAAGTTGCTAACGTCTCGCAGTCTGTAGCCGATGCGTTCGGCAGCGCCTTCAAGGGCATGGAAGACGCCCTTGTCAGTTTCGTCACGACTGGCAAGATGGACTTCAAGTCCTTGGCAGATTCGATCATCCAGGACATGGTTCGCATCGTCATCCAGCAGTCGATTACGGGACCGCTGGCGGGGATGGTTAGCGGGTGGTTTGGCAGCACGTCTGCGCCTGCCGGGGTGACGCCAGGGGTGGATTGGACTTGGAACGCCAAGGGCGGCATTTATAGCAGCCCCAGCCTGTCCGCGTACTCTGGTGGTGTGTATGACACGCCGCAACTGTTCGCGTTCGCCGATGGGGCCGGAGTATTTGGCGAGGCTGGCCCTGAGGCGATTATGCCTTTGTCTCGCGGCCCCGATGGCAAGTTGGGTGTCAAAGCGGACATCTCAGGCATTCAGGGCGGCAATCAGGTCAACATAACCGTGAATGTCTCTGATAGTGGTTCGAGCGTTACGACACAAGGCGATCCATCGGAATTTGGGAAACGTCTGGCGGATTCGATCCGCCGAACTGTGCAGGAGGAGCTGGCGCTTTCGTATCGACAGGGTGGCGTTTCCTGGAATGCAAGGCAAGGCGGATTCTAATGGCGTATCAAGAATTTACATGGTGCCCGAGAACGGAGCCAACTGGCACGAACCAATACCGTGTTCTGGAGGCCCAATTTGGCGATGGCTACAGGCAGTCAGTAGGCGACGGCATCAATAACGAAACCAGATCATGGCAGCTTAGTTTCGTTGGCAGGGAATCAGAGATCGTTCCAATTCGAAATTTTCTGAGGCAACATCAGGGGTATATGCCTTTCGAATGGACGCCGCCGTTGGAAGGCAAGGGCTTGTATGAGGTGCGCCAGTTTCAGGTGGTTCCAAACGGGGCAGGCATTTATACGTTGTCGGCCACGTTTGACCAGAGGTTCGAACCATGATCCTAGAAGACGTGCAGAAGCTAACCCCCGGCAACTTGGTGACGCTCTACGAGATCGACTGCACTGGCATCGGCGGAACGGTGGAGCGTTACCACAACCATAACGATGGTCCCATCGTATGGCAGGGGAACACGTACTTGCCTTGGGCGATCACGGCGACGAATTTCGAGCGTTCGGGCGATGGCCAG